CGGTGTGTTATTTTCCACCTCAATCAGCTTTTCACGTAAATGGTCGTCTGGAATCCATATCAGTTCTATATCGGTTTCCTCTTCTTTCGAAGCGGCCGCAACGAAGAACGGAAGACGCTCTCCGGTATTTTGATAGACTACTTCCTGATAGACTGCCGCCTGGAGGTCATAACCCCAGTACTCTATGAAATTCATATAGCCGTAATCTTTCGTGTACTCCGCCTTATGCAGTTCTCTCATGACCTTCAGGTCCACAATGGCCTTACCAGGCAAATAGCTGTCAATTTTTATCTTCCACGGACTCCCGAACATGTCTGCCGTCATAATAACCTGTTTCTCTCCGCCCATGAATTTCATAAAAAGATCATCACGCTCAATTCTATTGATGATTTCTTCGGCCTTGCGATACTCGGCTTTCAATGCTCCCTGTTTCGTGAAAATTTCTGGGTTCTGTGCCTGGAACAGACTAAGAGTCCCTTCAAAGTGAGCGTCTACATAAGACCCAACCATAAGCGCCGTGGTCTTTTTCATTTCCCACTCTCCGTTTAATTTTGCCATAGCTTCAGCCTCACAGGCCGGGCGCCCAATAGTTCCCATAAAGTTCTTGTACTGGCTGACCGAGAGATATTCCCGGTCAGCTTCCTTACTAAAATAATTTTCTGCTGTTAAGATCATGCCTGTGCCTCCTTCTCTTTCTCACCAAAGATATCGGGGATTTCAGGAATGTCTTTCTCCCGGATTATATCCTCAGCTTCCCCCTCAACAGAACACCCAAGGAGGGCGTCAGGAATGTAGACGCGGGCAAAGAATGCACTAGCGCGATACGCAAGCATCAGTTCCGGCATTGTCTGCCATTTTGATGTTTCATTTCCGTAGCGGTCGATCTTAGAGAACCACTTTTCAGCTTTGGCCACCCCTATTGTAATTTCAGGACCACGGACAAGTTCACCTGTAGACCGCCTTATAGCCTCTATATGGCACCCCCATGTATTTGTGCCTGCTTCCCCTGTATATACTGGCTTAACGTCCTTAAACTCAGTATTAGACTTAATCAGCGACATGCAGGCCTGTCCACTCCATGAAGGTTTTCCTTTCACAACATAGAGATTCTGCATAACAAACATAGGACTTACATGCATCCGGTTTGCCATGTCAATGGCAATCATGCAGTCGGCCGGCTTGTTCTGGTAGTTCTGCGGTATAATTTCTGTACTTGCGAAAGCCTCCGCCATCTTCATCAGCATTTTAAAATTCGATTCGTTGTTAAATGGGTTTGCAAGCGCTGTATTTTCAACATTCATAATCTCTTCCATGGCTTCCTCCTATAATTCGACTACGGTTAATTCTGGTTCATCAGTTGTTCTTGTGGCAATGAACTGTAATCCCTTTTCCTTACATTTCCGGTATAGTTCGTTCCTCATATCAGATGACAGCTTCTCTACGCCATCAATAAGAATGATCTGCAATCCGTTCGGTTTCTGGATAGCTACGTCGATGCAAAGATCCAGTTTCTCGCCATCGGAAAGGTTACTGATTGGAAGTCCGTGGATTAAAGGAATGCCATCTTTTACCGTAAGTCCATCAATCGGAATGGTTGCTTCCTGAAGGATTTCCCCCGGAAGTTCCCTTGCCTTCTCGATTTTATCGGTCAAGGCTTTGGATTCTGCCGCCAGTTTCTCAACCTCTGATTGCAGGTTCTCCATGCGGCGGTACTCATTTAAATGGCCCTTCATTTCCTCGGCATATTCGGCCTTCTCGGTGAGCTCTGCGGTACTTTTCACTTCTTTGCTGGCATATTCTTCGTATTGGGATAGTTCTGCATCATACTTAGCCACGTTCGTTTTATAGGTCTGCTCCGCTAGGCTGATCTTGTCCTGTTTCTTCTCATTGAGCCCTGACAGTTCCTTTTTGCATGACCTGATCTGCTCCTCAAGAGAGGCAATCTGTTCTTTAAGATTAGTCTCCCGCCGGGTAAACTCCTTCTCGATGGCAGACAATTCGATCTCTCTGTCCGCTTCAAAGGCTCTCATCTTATTGCTACGACTTTCAAGCATCCGTTTTGCCTTTTCGATTGTCTCATTCTCTTTACGAATCTTCTCGATCTCCCGGTAAAGCTCTCCGACATTCTCGTTATCCCACTTCTCGGCATCGTACCCGGCCGGGATCACATCCGCGATATCTTCGATAAATGCTCTTTTGTTACGGATATCCCGGTTAATATCCTGCCGGGTCTGGAAGTACTCGCCGTTTTCGGACTGGATATCATGGAGTACCTGGAGAATGTTCTGGTCATATGACACCCAGCCTGGGATCTCTCCGAACCATTCCCGGATTTTGTTCATATCCCATGGGTAGTCAATCATATCCAAGATAATCGCATTCTGCTTTTTTCTGTCCATTGCCATAAATTCTACCGGGGATAGCTGCAACGGGGTGAAGATATCCTTCAAAAAAGTTTCAGGGCTTCCGACTTCGTGGCCGTCTTTTTTCACGCTCTTGTAATCTGCCTGGTTTGTTCTGATCTTACGATCAATCCGCAGCCCATTGTCAGTTTCAATTAAAATTTCCCCTTCTGTCTCCCCGTCCCTTACGATGTACTCGCGATCAGAACGGTTTGTTAGCGCCAGACGGATCGCATCAATTACAGAAGTTTTACCGGCTCCGTTTCTGCCGGAAAGTTCTACGCTCTGGCCGTCTGCTTCGTACTCTTTAATACCAAAAAGATTCTTGATCTTTATTTTTGTTAATTTCACGCTTGATTTCCTCCAATGCCTCATATATAATGAGGATGAAAATTTGTTTTCTATTTACCTGAGCCATGGCAGTTCGCACCTGCCGGGCTCTTTTTCTTATCCTTCTTTTCTGCCTTGCTAAAGCAGGCTATGTCATATATATCCATTACTTCCGCAATAGCTTTCGTGTACGCCGATTTCTCGCACGCCGGTGCCTGATTCCGTAGAGTTTCAAGCCGGTAAATTATATTGAGTATGATTTTATGCACTCTGTTCACCTCCCAAAAATTTATTGATAAAATACTGCTGACCTTTTCCGGTAACTTTTGGCGTCCTGGTCGTTACATTACAGCCGTTTCCGTCCAGATGAGTACTTTCTTTGATTTCAAACAGCCCCATCTCCATAGACCGCTGCGTTGGCATGTTCCAGTCTGCGCCTTTACGCCTGATCAGATATCCGTTATCGCGGAGCCATGTAAAAAGCCGTTGGGCGCCCATATCTACACCGTTCTGCTTTAATAGCTTTGCCATATCTCCCACGAGGATTGATGTATGACTCGCCGTAACAGCATCGGCAAATATTTCTTTCGGCCTCATTCGGGTGATATCGCTCTGTAGCCGGTTGATTGTCTGATCTGCCATCTTTAACGCCCGGGCGAAGACCTGTTCCGGTGTATTCCACGCTTTTTCCAAATCCAAGAGATACTGCCGCAACTCCATTCCTTTATTTGTTCTCTGCAACATACAAATCTGTTTTGCCATATCCACAGACAGGTCGTAATCTTCGACTTCCCTTCGTACATCTCTTGTACCCTCGGTTTGAACCCGTACTTTTTTGTTCGGGGTTGAAAAATCACTGCCCTGCTCAAAACCATATCCGCGGTACCTTTCAAACCATTTACTAAAACGTTCGGTTCCTTTTGTTCCTCCGTCTTCGGAAAGCAGATCATATAAATCCCTTGCCGACACCGTAGGTTGTCCGCTCTCGTAGCTTATTTTCATTAGCTCATCCACTTTCTCACCTCCTATCGCAGCGCCTCCAATCGTGCGCAAACTGCTAAAATGATAATCACTCCAGCCACAAAGATAACCGCCGGCATCAGCCACCGCTCCGTTACTTCCAGCAGGCGGGATCGGCTGTCGTCCTCGAAGTCGTCGAGGTCTGTGTAATACTTCTGCATCGTTATCTCCCCCTTTTTCTACTCTGCCCGCCATGCTACCCTTTTGCTTCTTCCGCTAGTTTAAGCAGATAAGCATCCCACTTTATAACGTCTACCTGCCACTCGCGCCCTACTCGGAAGGCCGGAGAGCCTTTACGCTTGAACAGGGCCGCTATGGTGTCGTAGCTCTTGTTATGGCGGACCATACAGTCTTTGATGGTTAATATCTGGCCGTCCCCCATCTTTTCTCGCCTCCTTTTCATCCTCACGCATCACTTTAAGTGGATTTCGCAGACAAAAAAATATTATCTACAGGTATTCCATAAATATTAGACAACATGTTTAAGTCTGCAAATGACGGCATAGCCACTCCTTTTTCCCAATTAATTACCGTTCTTTTACCGATTTTCATCATATTTGCCACTTCTTCCTGCGTCAACTTGGCATTTACTCTCGCTGCTGCCAAGCTAATTTGTATCACTTCTGCCACTTTTCGCACCTCCTTCCTTTATTCTGGAATTAGTATACCATCACTTTAAGTGTGTGTCAACACTAAAAGTGATATATTTTCATTTTTATGTTGCAACTTTTTCACTTTTGGTGTATTATAATCTTAAAGAAGAAAGGGGTGTAAAAATGCCAGAACAAGAATTTAATGCTGTATTTTCTAAACGACTTCGATATTATCTAAGTAAATATGAAATAACACAGGCCGAATTAGCTAAGCACTTAGGCGTCGGAACCACTTCTGTATATAATTGGTGTAATGGTATAAAAACGCCCAGAATGGACAAAGTTGACGCAATGTGCGATTTGTTCAACTGTAAACGGTCTGATCTGATTGAAGAAAAAGACGATTCTAATGACCGTTATTATCTCAACGACGAAACCGCTCAGGCTGCCCAGGAAATATTCGAGAACAAGGAACTTCGCGCATTATTCGATGTTCAGCGCGACATGGATGCAGACGATCTTCGCGCCTTACACAATATGGCGCTCGCTTTGAAAAGAAAGGAACGTGGTAACGATGACACCGGATGTTAATGTCGTCTTACTTGATTTCCCAGCTCCTGGGAATGAAATGGTTTTTGAAAATGAAGATGATAGCTTTACGATCATGATTAACGCACGGCTATCATATGACGAACAGCTCAAAGCCTATCGCCATGCCATGCGTCATATTGAAAATGATGATTTCCAAAAAGAAAACGTACAAACTATAGAAGCTGCCGCGCACGCTGCTATTACAATTCCTGTAGAGACTCAACCGATGTCCGCTAAAAGATTTTTGCAGCGTCTGAAAAAAATCCAAGCCGAACAGAAAAGGATACAAAAAGAGCTAAAGCAGCTAGAAGAACACCTTGAAGTTGTACGAAGCATGAAAGGCTTCGATGATTTTGAACTGGCTGATAGTCAGCAATGGTATGGTAGCAGCTTATGATTAATGACCATTAGATTAAGCAATATCTTGGAGTGCATTAATGGAACAGACACTTTATTTTAAGAATGGTATTTTATACAAAATTGATCCCAACGATGGTAGAAATTATTATCAAGCAAGATTTTTTATCTCTGATGGAGAAAAGTATGATTTTGAAAATAAAGGAGATATTGAAAGGTTACCAATTCCAAATTTTTCAAGACAAAATGGTCCATTCCCAGATGTAACAAAATGTTTGGATTATATTGTACGCATGAAAGCAGGACATTTTTATATAAGACACGATTTTGAACTTTGCTCAACTTGTCTAAGAAAAATGATCGAACTTATGAAACATAGCACGATTTTATGGGGAGAATATGATTACTATAGAATTGTCCAGTGGAATATAGAGATGGGATTTTTTGAAGAAGCAGAGAGAGCGGAGCTTGACTTAAATAATTTTCTATATCATACACCAAATAAAGTTTTTTTAAGAAGTAATGTTGTCAATACTCCTGAGTTAATTCAAGAACAGCAAGAGCGTCAAAAGAAAAATCGAGATCGAAAAGAATATTATCATATATTTTATCAACTTCCAGAACATGCGCCCAAATCCTTTGGTGCATATCGAAGAATGAAAAATAGAAACTCAAAAAATTTCCAGGAACTCATGCAAGTAGCTGAAGAGGCTGGAATTGATATTGAACTTTAACCAGAAAGCCTTAATGCTATCACCCCCTATTGTGAATTGAAACAAGAAAGGAAGTGCCCTTCATGCCATTGCCAGACAAGAAAACATACTCATCAGAAGACTACTGGAATCTCCCCGAAGGTGACCGCGCCGAACTGATCGACGGCCAGCTCTACGCCATGGCACCGCCCAGCAGGAATCACCAGAAGCTGATTGCCGCGTTTACGAAGATTCTCGGCAACTACATTGACAGCCATCGCGGAGATTGTGAGGTATACCCAGCGCCATTTGCTGTAAATCTTGATGCCGATGACAAAAACTGGGTAGAACCTGATATCTCTGTGATTTGTGACAAAAACAAACTTTCAGATCGTGGTTGCAATGGCGCGCCAGACTTCATTATTGAGATAGTCTCACCTTCAAGCAGAAAAATGGATTACACTAAGAAAAATGCTCTTTATTCCGAAGCAGGTGTACGCGAATATTGGATTGTCGATCTCGCCAAAGAACGTACCACCATCTACCACTATGAAGAAGATGCTGCACCAATCATCATCCCATTTAACGAAAAAGCCGAAGTTGGCATTTATGAAGATTTGAGTATAATAATTTCAGAATTAATTTAGCATGAAAAAAGCCCCAGGAGCTACCAACTCCCAGAGCTTTCCAACACACATATCAGCCAGAGCCGATACACATGCCCTCAACAAGCATATTGTATCACAGCTCTGGCAAAAAATACAGGGCTATTTTTATGCCCTTTCGAAAGAAAGGAGAAGTATTATGCCTAAGAAACGTAAAGATGGAAGATACTCCAAGCAGGTAACCATCGGTATCAAAGACGGAAAACCAGTCCGTAAAACAATTTATGGCAGCACTATCAAAGAATTAGATAAGAACTATCGTGATTTTATGAGTCTTATGGACAAAGGAATCATCTTACAGGAACAGAACACCACCTTTAAAGAATTGTCTGAATTATGGCTTACAAACGAGAAGCTCGGAAGCGTTAGAGACCAGACAATAAGTACGATTAAAGGTCAGTTAAGTACCGTTAACAGCTATATCGGAGATATAAGAATCAAAGACTTACGGATGTCGCACATTGAATCGTTTCGAAGCTATATGATAAAATCAAAAAAACTGGCCCAGTACAATCTGTGCCTGTCCCGAATCAAAGCAATCGTCCGTTATGCAGTCCAGAAAGACATTATGGCAAAAGATATTACTGCTGGAATGAAGAGAGTCAAAATAGACAAAAAACCAAAGCGCGCTCTTACGTCTGAAGAACGTCTGTTATTTGAAATAGCAGACCTTGATAGTTTTGAGCGCTGCTTCATCAACCTGCTTCTCTACACTGGCTTAAGAAAGTGCGAAGCGCTTGCATTAGATGTAAAAGATATCGACTTAAAAAAGAATCAGATTTACGTTTCTAAAACATTGGTTGCCAGTAAGAAAATCAATACCTGCCTGCAGGAATACACAAAGACTGCTGCCGGACTCCGCCAGATACCGATTCCCGCCCCGTTGGCAAAAATCCTTTTCGAATTCATAAAAGGCCGATCGGGAATTCTTTTTCCCTCAAAAAGCGGCAGATATATTTCTACCCTCGATTATAAATGGGAAAAAATACTTAAAAAAGTTCAGGCTGTATCAAGCACCCCTCTATCAGATGATATCACGCCACATATTTTCCGGCACACCTATGCCAGTGATTTATACAAAGCAGGTGTTGATATCAAGCAGGCTCAGTATCTCCTCGGACACGATGACATTAAGACCACGCTTGACACCTACACCCATTTTGGATTTTTCGATGTGGAGCCGGATAAACTGGAGGATTACTATAATGCAGTCAAAATGCAGTCAAACGATAATATCATACCCATGAAACATGCATAAACAGGGCATTTCTTAAGAATGCATTAATTTATTACGATTTAACAGTACATGTTTTTAACATCTAGCAATTACGTTGTTTTTGGCTTAAAACCGTGCTTTTTGAGATATTTCACGCGCTAACTATCACTAACTAAATGCAGTCAAAACTAAGTGTTATGCAGTCAAAATGCAGTCAGAGAATGATACAATATGCTTATGCATTTAGATGGTACCAAACAGGCCGCCTAATCAAAATAATCAAGTGAAATAATATAACTGAATGGAGATGAAAAGATGAACCGAACAGATGAATTATTTTTTGAGATAATTGAGACCTACCAGCGCCATGCCCAGGCTGTCAAAAATGCAAAATACCAGGAGATCCGCGAGATGGCGGAAATGATAATCGATGTGGATATATCATCTATGTGGTTTTTGACACAGCGGATACCAGATACCAAATGACGGCTGATGTAGGAGATAGGGCGGAGCTAATGGGGGAGCTGCCGCCCTGCTGATATGAGCATACTTATATAACGTTTTTCGGACCGTGGTGTGACGCAAAGCAGGAAAAAGGGCAGTATGTGACATCATCCAAGAATATGCCCCTCGGCCATATTGTTTTTCTTAACATTTTTTGTTGCAATGTCATTTACTTTCTCCTTGATGTTATCTTTGGAGAAAAAATTTCTTTTTTCAATGTAGAATACTGCTTCGTCATGCATCTCAAAAAGCTGACTGAATCTATTTTCTACGAACTCGAATCCCGCTAGAAGCTCTGGATATTTTCCCCACACTTCTTTTCCTTCTTTTACATATTTTATGGCAGTATTACGAATGTCTTCAGCCCATGCGATCTGCTTCGGGGTCCCTTTCAGTTCTTTCATCGTTTCTTTAGCTTCCCTCCATGCCTGCTTGAGAGCCTCGCTCATCGCAGTGCCTGCCTTCTTAACCAGTTCCCATGCTCTTTTCATTATACTACTTAAGTTATATTTTTTCATTTTGTTTTCTCCTTGTTTTTTTATTTTCCTGTTCCTTATGATCTTATTATATACTATAGCGCCCTATATTTCAATATACACATTCGCTAAAATTAGCGCACTAATATTGTGCAGTATGTATATAGCGCGCTAAACTATTTTTTGTTACACTATAATAAAAGGAGGGCTTAAATATGGCATATAGCGAAAAGCAAAAAGAATACACAATGAAATATCTGGAAAAATTAAAAGAGATCAGATTTCGAGTTAGACCAGAAGAATACCAGAAGTATGAGGAAGCTGCTGAAAAAGCAGGATATCCAAGTATGCGACAATTCTATATGGATGCGATAGATGAGAAAGTAAATAAAATTTTAAATTTAAGGGAATAAGGAAGTAAGGGAGAATTATGTTTGACGAAAAGCATGGGATAGAAACGAATGGATTGAAAGTAAAGTAGTTGAAGAACATTTTAACATGACTTTTGGTGAATGCATGGAAGAGTTTGGTTTTAATCGTGAGGTTGAATGGAATAAACCTCCTTTGAATGGCCAGAAGATAACTACGTACTTTAGAAAGCATAAATAAGCTTTAAATTAGTGCGCTAATTGCATTGACATATAGTGCGCTATATGATATAATAAAAATAGTTAAAGAACATCTTAACTAATCGCCGAGGCAAGCCGGAGGAAGGAGGGTCATATGAACGTGAACATGTCAGAAGCGGCAAGATTAATTTTAGGATTGAGAGACGCCGGGTGGAATGAAAAAGATATAAATGATTTTATCCTTTTTATCGAAACCGGAGAAGAGAAATACAAACCGAAACAAAAAAATAAACCTACAGAATAGGCTTAAGAGAAAAGACAAGGGAGGGCGGGCTTGCCACCGCTCCCCCATCTATCAATAGAATAACATGAAAATTATATTTTGACAAGGCTCTTAAAGAGCCAAATTTAAACTTTGCAATGCTACGATAACGTAGTACAATAATACAATAAGGAGAAATACCATGATAAAATTAGTAGGAGAAGGACACGTATTGATTAAGGAATTCCAGACAGAGGAAGAAGGTCTGGACTACATGCGGAAAAACAAAGATGACCTAATGTGGTATTACAGCTATTATGAATTAGTAGTTCCAGGTGAGAAAACAATATGGGCTGTTTCTGATACCCTCATCAGCGATGCAGAGTTTAGGAAGCAAGTAGATGCAAAAATAGCAGAAAAACGTGACAATAACACCCTGCCGGAAGAAGGATGGGGAGATGAGGAGGAAATATAATGTATACAGATATGTTTGCAGACAGCTACAAACAGGCTTCCTATGACATAGGAAGCAATGGATACAAGATTCTAAAGACGCCAAAGTGGCAAGGGATCATTAAGGCCACGGCCATCATGCAGTACAATAACGGCCTTGTCAGGATGCGCTGGCTTGATGCTGAGGGGAAGATTGTTGCCGAGCACAGAGGTCTGCCAGAATATGACTATTACCCAATATTAGGTGAGGAACTTCACGAAGAAAAAGAGGCTGAGTATGTAAGTCTGGCAGAATATGCACATATGCAAAAAGTATCTCCTGATACTGTACGCCAGAAAATATTGAGGGGAAATCTCCCTGCTAAGAAACTAGGCCGTAACTGGTGTATTCGCAAAAACACACCTTATACTGATAATCGACGAAAGAATGTATGATATGAATTACGCTGAAATCGTTAAAGCATATGAAAGTCTTCAGTCGCTCAACGAAGTATCTTATAAATTTGGAATCAGCAAGGGGAAAGTTAAAAAGATACTTATTACAGCAGGTGCGTATGAAAATGAGATTTCGAGGCGGGTAATGGAATTATATGCGACGGGAAAAAGCACACAGGAAATTGCCAAGGAGTTAAAAATAAGCAAGTCGTGCGTTAACATGTGCCTGCCATACACAAAAGGGGCTTATAGATCAGACACTCCAACAATCAATGCCATGAGGATACGCAAGTATCGGGAAGAAAATAGTTAGGCGGCTCGTTATGAGCCGCCTTTTCCTATGAACGCTTGTAAATATAATATGACTTATTTCAATCCACGTGGTTTCCCACGACCTTATGTATATAGTATAGTTCACGGAGCCGTTTCTGTCAATAGGCGGCTACCACAGGCCGCTTCATTATTTTACCATCACCCACACAATCCCCACGCCGATCAGCACCGCAACAATTGCCCCCAGCACCCGGATCGCCATCAGCTCATAGTGGATTCTCGGTATGATTCCACGCTCTCTCATCTTTGCCAGTATTTGCTCAAATTCTTCCATTTCCATATCACCCCTTAAGAATAATATCTTCGCCTTTATGTAATACTACTTTATCATACTTTATCCTACTTAACAATATTATGTCGTACATAATGCTATATTGTAGGATACGGAGGGTAAAATCATGAAACCATTGAAATCAAAAGTAAGCATAACTTTAGACGCTGATATTATTGAAAAAATTAAGGAAATGGCAGAAAACGATGATCGTTCATTCAGCCAGTATGTCAACATGGTTTTGAAAGAATATATTTCGAAGGAAAACAGAACTAAAAGAAATGATAATTAGGCGGCCCACTACGGACCGCCCTTATTATTACTCTGCCAGTCCCGGATACTGCAATGCTCCGTCTTGATCTGGAGTCAGTGTCACCGGCTCCATGACAAGCTTGCCTTCCTGATCGAGATAGTACCACTTCCCGCCGCTCGCCTGCAATCCCTTTACCATGGCGCCATCTGCTCCAAGATAGTACCAGTCTCCCTCATACATATACCAGGTGTCATGTACCATCAGGCCAGCGCCGTTAAACCAGTACCATTTACCGTCTAAGTCCTGATACCAGGCATTACGTACTGGTTCCCCGCTGTTACCGAGATAATACTTCCACCCGCCGTCCTCCTCAAACCAGCCAGATTTTTTCGGTGCTTCCGGCTTCGGCGCTGCATCGTCCTGTATATACCGCCTGACGCATACCAGCCCCTTTCTCCAGCCTCCCGGCGCCCATGAGTCATACCGGCTCTTGCAATATGCTGTAAGCTGCTTATAACTCGGTCTGCCGCTACCATGGCCGCAGATAATGCCATTACCACAGTACATCTCAACGTGGCCGATTTTTAGTGGACGGCTCTTATCGGTCCCCGCAAATTCCAGCATATCACTGGGGCGCAGCTGTGAAACGTCCGGAATACCCGCAGCTATGACTATGTCTACGGTTGTCAGTTTGCTCGACTGATATATTCCGGCGGTATTAAGTATGCCGAAGCTCTGTCCGGCCTCCGCGTATGCATAACAAATAGAACTACTGCAATCACTGTAGTAGTTGCCATCCTTATATTTTTTGAAACAGTAATCACGTAGATTCTGGCTGTAATAATTGCGTCCAATCAGCATATCATACTTTGCAATTACTGCCTGTCTCTTTTCTTGTGCTGTCATAAAGCCTCCTATCAAAAAAGGCCCAGGATTCCCCCAGGCCCATTAATAAGTACAGTATCACCGGCTCTTACCCTGCCGGCCGGGAGATACGCGGATCACCTCCGGCGTTAACGGCCGCCACCCTGATAATCTGTATTGTCGATCTTATCCTTTAATACCGCGATATACTTTAGCAGCCATTCAGGCACCGCAGCGCCCATTCTGCCAGCGTTTTCGATGATAGATAACAGTTCATTAAGCAAGTACCAAACTGCCACCAGTAGGCCAAAAAATGCGCTGGCATGAACCGTAAATCCCAGGTGACCTGATACCACAGCAATCACATAGTCAACTACCATTGCAACGGCAATCACGCAGAGATAGCCAACTTTTTTAATGATCCCCTTTGCGCCTCTTCTGGAACTCCACCCATAATCAGGATCATTCGGATGGTCAATTGCCTCAGTCTTACTCGCTAACATACCGGTTATGTAATCTACAACCATCATAGCCGCCAGCGCACATAGTACCGGAAACAGGATTCCCAGTTTATTACTTAAATAGGCGCCAGCCGCAGCCAGCACTCCCTGAACTCCAATTATATATTCTCTTTTCATAGCCTTATTCCTCCGGATTCTCTATCAACCAAGCTTCTGTCTTCGATCTCCAGAAGTTTGGTACCTCATTGATAGTAATAATACCGCGCCTGATTCGCAGACCGTAGAATGCACCCATTATACTGTACCTCCTTCTGCCAGTGTTCCAACTGCTTCACCGAGATCACCGATTGCTCCGTCATGTACCGCATGGCCTTCCTCCAACGCGTCCAGACGCTTCTCCTCGTCTGTTTTTTCACGTAAGCTATACGTTGTAAAGACAACGCCATCAGTAGCGATTACGGACGTCTCAGTCACAAGCATGAGATCAGTATAATTTCCTACAACGGTACCGTCTCCATTTTTGATTTGTACGGTTGCGAGATTATCCGGCGTCAATGTCTCCCATGTTGCCACCATGGCCATCCGATCAGCTGCCGCCACCTGTAAGGCTCCCAGGCTTGCGCCTGCCTCCAGTTCGATAATAGTTCCATTTTTTAAAATCATAGTGTCCTTCATGTACGGACTCCTTTCTCCCTTTCGGGTATAAAAATAAGAGCCTTTCAGCTCTAATTAACAGGTTTCTTATTCGTGAAAATAGTGATTTAGCAAAAGCAGTCTACTCAAGTAATCTTATGGCTCCTAGTGATGGCCCTGTTTTTCTCCGCTGGGATGTTGATACGTTAAATACACCCTTCAAAGCAGGACTTACATATAATACTGCTGGATTTGCCTTTGTGTATGGCGATTATTCTAACTATCAAACGGTAGTGGCCTTTGTTCAAGGACAAAGTTACTTTTTTATTCATAGTGTTGATAGCGGAAATGTTCATGGATGGAAGAAATTCCCTGCTAATTGATCATTTAATTTGTTGAATATGAAAAGCTTGCAATTATATTTCTTGTGTTTTCTCCATATGTAGTTGCTTTGATTTTTCCTTCAAAAAGTATTATTCCGACAGGGTGGTTTATCGCACCGGGCTCTTCACCTATGCCTGATGCGCCTGTTGGATATATAGGAAGGAACCCATCAGGTAAAATACCGATATCAACATAAGTGTTTGTATTAATTACACTATTATCAGCTTTTCTTATTGCCAGATTGATAACACATATCCCTGAAGATTTATCTTTTATGATCCGGGTGGCCCATGTTCCATAGATGGCATAACCAGGGTTTAATGTAATATCTTTGACAATTAATCCAGTTATGCTGGCTAAATCACTATTTAACTGAGTAATCTTGTCATCGAGGGACTTCCCCATCGGACCGCTTAATACGGTTGTTGCGTCCGTCGCAAGCAGATTATTTACGATCTTACTTTTCTCAATGAGTTTTGTCATGACCTTATCGGCGATCGCGTCAATTAGTTCCTGAGATGTCACGCTTGCTCCTGCCTCTCTCAGTACTCCGCTTGTATCCACAGCGGTGATTGCAGAAAGTGCCTCAGCCGCAAAGCCACGCGCCATATACTTCCAGTTCGCTCCCGGTGCAGGAGTTACTCCACGTAAATTATCCTTCAACGCAACCCAAGTACTCCCGTTATAATATACCACATCACCGGTTCGATATGTGGTACCTGACGCATAATTTCCTTTGTCCACAAAACCTATGCGTCCTAATTCTGTATATCCTTCTGGTGCTGCCATCAAATAGTACCTCCTCTTTTCTTTTTTATACCATAATTTTCCAATAGAGCACTGAATCCACGACAGTAAAATTCACACCTACCCCCGCTTTTATATAGAGGGTTGATTCTGCCGGATCAAAATAAAAACCAGGCGCTACAATCTGCGAGTACTGCGCGGCCCTGTCTGCGTCGTTTTTGGCATTGTCCGCATAAGTCCCGGCCTGCCTGCTGTAATACTCGCTGTTATTGGTATTCTCTCCCTCTCGCGTCCCGGTTCCACCGATTGCCCAGCTTTTTGCCTCCGTAGCACTTACTGCGGAGTTTGTAGCCTGCTCTGTAGCACTTCCGAGAATATCATCCGCATGATTCAAGGTTTCATTTGCTCTCGCTGTTGCCGCATTCGCATCGGTCACAGCTTCATTGGCTAAAGTAATTGCATTATTAATTCTTGTAACTTGCACCGCTACGTTAGCTACAACATTTTCACCCTCTTTATTGACCTTTTCAGCCAATGAGATCATAGAGCCACGAACGTCTTTCCCTTTCCGCGCGCTCCTGAAATTCTCTATTTCTCTGCTTATATCTGCCATGTTTCACCTCACTTTCCTCCTATCCGACCAACTGTTTAACACTGTTTTCCTGAATGAAATCTCTGATTTTATCATATCCCCAGCCACAATTAATAAGGCCGCTGACAAGCATTTCCATAGATTGAACCGCAGATAATTCCTCAACAGTAAACCTATCTCGTAAATTGTCCTGGCTTCCTATTCCATATAATTCTCTGAGCTGCTTCGCATTTTTCCCGAATATCGCCTTGTAAATTGCATTTGTATAAGTAGAGTACGCATGTCCATGCATTCGTTCGTTTTCCTGGGAACGCTGAAGTGTATTTGTAAGCGCTTGCCGTACAGCTATACCTTTTTCACGTTCCTTCATTTTACCGATTAATGCATTTTCCATAGCATTGAACTGCTTTATGTATGCAAGTTTAAATTTAATAGCCTTTTCTCCTGTATATCCCATTACAAGCAGTGTGAAACCATCTCTTGTCATGTAATACATCGGGTTCTTTTTTCCATTCGTCGCTACATAATAGCTTTCACTGAATAGCCCCGAAATATCGGGGCTACTGATACTCGCAGATAAATTTCTTATATCCTCAATTACGTGGTAGTGTTCTTTCCCGAATGTTTCAGCAACATCTAAACTTGTGCATGTGGCAACTTCTTCTTTATTAAATTTTCTGATTTCCACTAACATAGATTCTTATCCTCCGATCTATTTTCTGTTTTTGGCATAGAAAAAGAGCACCTGTTTTCAGGCGCTCATCACTGGTTTTCCTATTTTAAATTGTAGCACATTTGGGTGTGACAAACGTGACAATTTACTTGACACAGAAAAAGAGCGGGGAAATTATCCTCGCTCTCTGTAATTTTTATTATTCATGGCTTGTGCACGCTGGCACGTACTGGGTATCCAGCCATGCCAGAAATTCGGGATTGTCTGAGTTGACTACTCCATCAGCTCCGGTTGTCAGGCCATCGTAATATTCGTAGCCCTCCATTAATTCTCCATATCCATTAAAGGCGTATAAAACATCATCTATTTTCGTTACTCCCAGCGGGATGGTCTTATCATCAAACTCGAATGACCATATTCCTTTTTCGCTCTGAGTCCACTTCCCAGAATATGTGTCCCTCTTTTTTACAACACCGGTTCCATCATCCCCATTTACCGCCCACTGTGGAAGCAGTCCCATATTGAATTTTCTCTCAATATGTTCTCTCTTTAGTTTATCATCCTTAGTTGTAAACTGTACACAATGCTCGTCATTAAGCCACGTCCATTCATATGATGAATTTTCCTCTTCATTCAGCGGAGATTTACGTATGAAATCACCATTAACTACATCAGCCATAGCAAACGAACCAAAAAGCAAACTAAATGTTAAAACAATAGTCAGTAAAGACATTTTTTTAAACATTTTATATTTCACCCCTTTCTGACTATATTATATCATCTATATACCTTCGGTTCAACCCTCCAATCCATCTATTCTATCCCTCAAATCTCTTACTCTGCCATACAAATCCTTAAACATATCTAGTGCAGACATATTTTCCGTCCAAGGATCATCGAAAATTATATCTCCTGTGACAATACCACTATAACCAACACGGGTTATCATTCCATCTCTTTTTAATTCAAGTGCTGGCCCTGTTCCATCAAATTCTTGAGTAGATAATACAATAGAATTACCTGCATCTTTACTATATATAGTCATGTCAGAAATGCCAAACCCATTAATCCATGCATAATTTTCAGTAATCAGCACATTCCCTATATTGATCTCACCAGAATTTATAATCACTGATCCGTCGCTGTCCACCTCAAATGTACCATTACCGATATTAATCCTGCCGCCTATAATTGATGATCCTTTGATGGTACTACCCTCAATAATGCCAAGAAGCACATGCAAGCCGGTCTTATCCCATGTACCGATCACCTCGCCCTGTGCATTCTTAACGGTAATGCTCCCATCTTTCGCCAGGCCAGCGCCGCCCACCTCGAGAATGCCGCCGCGAATTCTGTCCGCCAGCATCGTACCGGATGTTATGAAATCAGCCACAAGATTACCATCAATCGTCCAGGCATTCCGGTATGGTCCATTTATGCCGGTTGTAGAAAAGCCAAGGCCGTTCTGATTAAGCTGAATCACATGGGTAGCCGTGTTCTTATCCGGCGTGTTCATCACCAGGATTCGCCATGGGTGGATTTTCTTACCGGTAACGGGGTCCTCGACGTCCAGAACCACATACCCACCAAGTCCGCCAGTAATCAATGAGGTGGCATTCTCCACCTTACGCCTGATCTCGCTCGAGGCAGATTCCCCTACCTTCTTTATGGAATTTGATAGTTCCACCTGCTTACTTACATTTGCAGCTGTGAATGTCTTTACGGTTGATCCAAGGGATATACTCCCTTTTTTCGGATCGTCAAGATATAGGTCAAGCCTCGCAAGCAGCATATCTTTCTTAACCCCGTGGGGCTTGCTCTCCGCGGTTGTCCACCGGCCAACCTTAAACCTACGGATATCTACCCCCGCATAATTAAGATCAAGAGCCTTAACGGTTAGTGTATCCGGTATGTTGGTCAGTTCCTTAATCAGTGCTTTCGCCTTTTCAAGTAGTACGGAAGGCTCCGTTACATCAGCCCATTGATAGGTGACTGTTATGATTCCATATTCATCAACCACGCTCTGATCTGCCGTAATATAATCGCTTCCGTCATTCACAGACGTGATATCAACGGTTTTTGTCTGCACTTCCCCGTTCTCGTCTTGGTACTCCACTTCCGCGCCATAAGGTATTAACCGCGTAGCGATTTCCGTCGCATCCTGGTATTTCGTCAGATCAAGCAGATTCACTCCGAAACGTATCTTCTGCTCATTGTATCCGCCATGGTCATAGGTGTAATTAAGATACTTCTTACCGCCCTTATACTCCACGTACAGGCAGCCCCCATACTTGCTTATCAGATAGGTATTAACCGTGTTCCATGTGTTTTCCAGTTTTGTGCTTTCCCGCTTAATGTTGGATTCATCATCGACCACATTCACGGTTCCAAGCAAAAACTGTTTTCTTTCCTCCACCTGACGATTATGGTTATCAATCAGGTAGGCCAGGAAATCACGGATATTACCGGTATGGGAAAACGGGCGCTGGATACTGTCGATCAAGTACCCCATGCTCCCCTCGCATACAATCTTCTTTACATTGTAAAAATCTGCTTCATCCGAAATTGCCCGCCCCTCATAAAGCAGCTCCCCATCTTCAATCACCCGTATGATGGATTTTAGTTTCTTGATGGTATTATAATACTCATGCATTGGGGGAATCATAAATTCTAATTGCCCAGTCTTATTAATGGTTAATATAAGGCGCGGCTCAAGCACTCTTAAAACGTCACTTTTCTGGTCATGTATGGGGTATACATGGCCGTCTACGATATTCTGTATCAGATACATTACAAGCTTCCTCCCCGGTATATTACCGTCACAGTCCCTTTTCCAGAAAACTGCAAGTGATATTCTCCATTTCCAATTAATATGTCAGTGATATAATTCACACCGGCGCTCAAAGCATATTCAACGCCTTCAAATATCACTTTCATGGCTTCGGAACACTCTATTTTAGGGATAACAGGCATAGGGCTTCCGTCAACTACAAGATCATATGTACCATTTACCGCTATGTTTCCATACTCCCGGATGACTCCGGTCTCGAAATCGAACGGGTCCCATAACCAATCCTCATCCGATGCAAGCAGGTCCAGTTTATACGGCTTGCAGTCAAACGTAAGTGTAATCTTACCGTATCTGCGATTATTCTTTTCATATTCGCATGTTCCCCGGCCGTCATAGTAATATCCCTCATCAAAATCAAATATCAGCTTTACTGGTTTTCCATGCAGATAGTTGCTGATATCACTGATTCTCGCGGCCCAGTTACTATATCCCTTATCCTCAAAATCACATTCCACCTTTATTTTCCGGTTCTCATACCGGGTTCCGAAATAGTCCGTCATATCAACGTAACCATCGGCGCCCGGTATGTCAATAAGGCTCTTTTTTACTTCCGGCAGACCTATATTGACCGAAATAATACGTAGCCCGAAATCTCGGTAAGAATGCTTTTCGTCATTAAATGTGATTCCTATAGGCATTACATGACACCTCTTTCCTCCGTCTTAGATACATTACCAAGGCTTTCATTTACCGGCTCTGAAACGAGATTACCGACCTTTTTATTATCCATATACACGCCGGTATTCTCCATGGCCTGCCCCATCTCGCGGCCCATACGTTTATAGTCGATTGCATAACCAGGGCCATACCCTTCATTTCCATAGCTGGACGCAGGTATCGACGCTGTGCCGGTTACATATCCCGTACCTGCTAGAGCTGCATCAACTGCATTTCCTGCCGTTACCGCGTCTATGGCGCTTCTCATGGCATTTCCAACGACTTCTGACATAGCCGCATAGAGATTTCCAGACATGGAATTAATACCTTCAATCATTTCAGTGATTGCAGTCTTTCCCAGGTCCTTCATGTCCGTTGGAAGCGTTTGTACCGCTCCTAACACATTCTGTGCAATTGCCTTGAATTTGTCCATATTCTCGGTTGTTCCGGACGCTTCCTTTACTGATCCGGCCATAGCGGAAACCAATTCAACCGCATTTTGAACCGCGGTAAGCTTCATCACCTCAAGTGGTTGATTCAGTGATACCCCCAGTTCCAGCATGGAAGCCGTGTACTCCTGCTGGTACTTCGCAAGTTCCGCAGAGGTTTCCTGTTGCATCTTTGTAATCTGGTCTGCAATATCCCTCCGCATCGGTTCCAACTCTTCTACGGCCTGTCTTCGTGCAAGGCGGTTTTTCTCCCTGAAAAGATCAACATATTCGTCTAACTCATCGTCGCTCATCTCCGTGAGCAACTGGATTTCTGCCGCTGCCTTCGGGCCAAGCTTCTGTAACTCTTCCAGAAGTTCCTTTCCGATTCCGCGGTCACTTAAATCGTCTAAGTTTTCTCTCCACTGTTCCAGCCCGTCAACCTGTGACCGGAGATTATTCAGGAGATCATCAGATGATAATTCCGTATCCGCAGAAAACTCGTCAAAGAGTCCGAACGCTGACTTTATTTCATCTGTTCTCTGACTTACTGCATCTTCGTACTGTTTATTCAGATCAAGAATCTTATCGTTTAAGTCTTCATATGCTTTTGCAACATTATCAGTGTACTTCTCCTCGGCCTGGAGCATCTGATTTTCAAGTTCTTTCTTTGCTGTAAAGTATTCTTTATCTGCGTCGATCTTTGCCTGTGTGCCTTCTTTTACCTGCTTTCTGGCTTCGTCCCAATAGGCCGCCTCCTCTGCAAGTGTGAAATTATTATATACTTTGTAGTTGTCCAGCCGCTTCTTTGCAGAGTCGAGAACTGCCTGTGCGATCTCTTCCGCGCTGCTCTTCGCATACTTCTTGTTTCTCGCAATACCATCAGCAATGCCAAGCGCTATATTCCTGCCTACCTCGTCACGGAATACCCTGGATGGGGAGTGGATTCCCAACATATTTTTCAACCCGTTAAGAGCTGATTTCCCTACTTCTTTTGCAGCACCAACAACCGCACCGACCGCGTTTTTTAGCCCCTTCGCGATACCATCTACAATATCTTTTCCGATCTTCTTCCAATCAAATTCAGAAAATGCATTTTTGATTGACTCGATGATTTCCGGTATCTTTTTTATAAGATCAGGGATTGCCTTTATAAGGCCTACCGCCAACTCTCCAATCAATTCAATGCCTTTTTGTAAAAGTTCCGGAAGATGGGATGCAATTGTAGCGATTAATTTTGCAAGTACAGAGGCAATAGACGTAATGACAGCAGGCAGATTGTCAAGAAGACCATGTGCAAGCTGCCCGATTAATTTCGCACCAGATTCCAGAAGCTTCGGTAAAGCGGTCATAATCGCATCAACTAACCGGTTTAATATATTTCCGGCAGCTGAGATAACAGATGGAAGGTTGTTCAGTAAACCCTGTGCGAATTTTCCGCATACTTCAAGACCCTTGCTCACAATATTTGGGAGTCCAGTACTAATTCCCACTGTCAAATTATCCAGGAGCATTTTCCCCTGCGCCTGAAGCTGACCGGAATTTGACCGTATCCCTTCAATTACACCGGTAATAATCGACCAACCAAGGGAAGCTACCGAAGGAATCAACGTAATGATTCCCCGTGCAATCGCCATAAGTAGCTTTGCGCCTGCTTCCATCAGTTGTGCTGTGTTTCCGTCCAAGCCCTGTATCAGCATGTCAATGAACGAAACAGCAAGGTCAATAACGGCTGGCAGCTGTTCGATGATCCCAGTTGCAATGTCAGTTAAAAGGCTTGACCCCATCTGTATAAACTGGTCCGCACTACCTTCAAATTCCTGCCATAATTCCTCTATCACCATTGGAATTGTCTCGGCCAGCCTCGGAACGATTTCCCCAAGGTTCTTTCCCACATTACGGGCAACCGTGGCAATCGCATCCGCCAGTTCCTGGGCATTGCCTGATCCATTCAAGAAATTGTCAAAGGCTGCCTTGGCGGCATTCATGGAACCTTCTATGGTAGTTGATGCTTCCTTTGCGGTAGTCCCTGTTATGCCAAGTTCTCCCTGGATCACATGGATAGCTGAATAAACATCATTTAGGTTGCTGATGTCATATTTTACACCCGATATTTTGGTGGCATCTGCAAGAAGGCGGTTCATCTCTTCTTTTGTTCCGCCATATCCTAGTTTCAGGTTATCCAGCATCGTGTAATTCTGCTTTGCAAATCCCTGGTACGCATTCTGGATAGAGGACATGTCCGTGCCCATCTTATTGGCGTTATCGGACATGTCCACCATTGCCATGTCTGCAATCTTTGCCGCTTCTGCCGTGTCTCCGGCCACGCTCTGTAATAAGGAGGCGGAGAAACTGGTGACACTCTGCATATACTCATTGGCGGATAATCCGGCAGTCTTGTAAGCATTATTAGCGTTTTCTATGACTGTCTTAGCATTCTCTTTGAACAGCGTTTCCACGCCGCCCACGTTCTGTTCCAAACTGGCTACGGAACTTAAAGCGGCTTTGGACATGCCGCCGAATGCGGCAGTGATTCCGCCAATGGAGGCGCCAAGAACCGCAAGACCGCCTTTTGCTATTCCACCAAGTTTACCGAGTCCGATGGAAAATCCTTTTTCATCAATCTTTGTATCAAAATTTAAATGACCGTCAGCGGCAAATATTTGTAAGTCAAAATAAGCCATACTACTCCTTTCGCAGTAGCACGGCTCACAGGCTCACATATGCTATATCTTTATTTCAAATTCTTTTTTACACTCTTTACATTTCATGTATACACCATTGCTCTGTGCTGTGTTGTCATATAACACAGCGTTCTTTCCGCAATGGGGGCATTGATACCAATCACGCCTAGTTGGCGGTTTCTTAATTTTAGGTAATTCGTGAGAAAGTTCTTGTTCATTTACTGTTGCAAAATAGCTAATACCTTTCCATCTCACCAGAACATACCTCCGATCTCATCATCAGATGGGGCAGACTGCGGAATTGCAATCTTTCTCTGTATTCTCAAAATACGGTTACGCTCTTCAACGTCTTTTATCCGTGATGCATCGGTATTCCGGTACATAACACGCTGCTTAAATTCCGTGTCAGATGATAGGCCGTCTAGCAGTATCCGGAACTTCCACCAGTGCATGTGCGCTTTCGTTAAGTCAATCCGGTAATCATGCCAGAAGCCGGCAATAATACAGCGCGCGTCATATCGGAAATCATACAGCGGTTTTATGTTCCCCGTTTCTTCCTCTTCCTCATAATCAGCCTGATAACTCTCATCTTCTGCCTCAGCCATCTTAAAAAAGTCTATCAGCGGTTTGCAGGCATTTGCCTGATCCGCAAACGGGAGAGGATCACAGTAGAACAAGAGTATGGACTCGAATTTTTCTTCCGGCCCATACTCATCATCTTTCAAAAGGTCAACAAACCTTAGCCAGTCCTTAAAATCCGTTACAATCTCACGATGCTTACCGTTTAGCATCACCGAATTGGGATATCTGTCATAGATGAGGTTCACTTATTACCGCCACCATTCCGGTTATGCCGTCTCTGCTGCCTGTTCTGATGCGGTGCATACTTATTAAGCATCTGGCCTCTGCGCTGCATGGCCTCCTGATTACTGCGCCGTGCGGCATCAATAAAAGCCGAATAGGCTGCGTCACACATACCAGCATTTACTTTTCCCTCAAACATCTTTCCAGATGTCCCTTTTCCATAAATACAATCAAACAGGTTAAAAAACAGCCCACAGTATCCGCGTATTACCTCGCTTGTTGTGCCCGCCTTCTGCACTCGTTTTTCTTCCTCTTCCATCTGCTTAAACGCATTTTCGTAACGTTCTGCAAAATCCGCATCCTGTAAATCCACCTCAAACTCAAGATTGTTATAACTCCACTTCTGGCTCATAGGCTCACTCCTCTTTGTTATTGTTTAGATGTGACGGTTGCAATACCGGCTTTTCTGGCCTTATTCCCTGTGCATTCTACAACAAGGATTTTTTGCCCATTTGCAGCCGTAATATCTGCTGATCCATCCCAAGTCTGCATTTCGCTGCAATCCGTATCATAAGCAGGAAGGGAAACATTTGTTCCTGTCTTATATCGGTATGTATTATCTGGCTGCTTTGCTGGGGTAACCGTTAATTTAGTAGTCCCAGAACCAGAACCCGCTACGCTGTGCACAGTTAATTCCCCCAATTCATGAGCCTGACCTTCTACAAATGTTACTGTCTGCCACTTATCGGAAGAAGTTGCAGTTCCCAGTATCATTTCTCCGATCGCCCGAAAATTACCAGAATAGATTAATGCGTCATTTCCATCACCGGTAGTATCCGGAATAACCGCATAGGTACGCTTTCGTGCGACCTTCGTTTCCCCCTCGGCAAAAAGATCTACCGTTACGATCTCGACATAAGCATCTGATCCGGTATATTCACCATCGGTAATCTCTGCAATCTTTTCATGCGTTGAAAGCGGGCTGTGACGGTCAAAACTATAACCGATCTGTGTTGCATATCCAACCACATCAGACCGCTCGGAATCCTCATCTACGTACGTTCTTGTGTACTGTTTCGGGCTTTTGGATTCAGACATAGATGAAAAGCCCTGCATGCGCACAAACTTAGGTTCTTCCCCGGTTCCGACGTTCATGAAAGCGACTCTCTTAGACCGCTTTACCAACTTTGCTTCATTAATTTTGTCAACTGTTGCCATGTTGTTTCCTCCTATTCATAGAGTAATCTTAATTGTATCTGATATCTTGCAAGGTCCCCGTCCGAGTCGAAAAGATAATAGCTCGATATCATGACATTCGAAATAGCTGAATATCCTTCCAGTTCCGGAAGAATATCATTATCGTTTTGATCTTCTACCCAATTAGACAAATTCTGATAAAAATATGAATTGTCTATCATGGTACGGGCGTCTCCGTCGTAAGCTTCTTTTGACGTGAAAGAGTATTGGAATTGATATACCTTCCCTCCGTCCACGTATTCTTTGTATACCGGATCAGCCGGTATTGGGTCCAGGCTGTACGCTCGACTGTTGGGGAGATAATCAATATTAAATTCCCCGTCGTGCAAGAATGGACACTGCATGAAATATTTCCTGAGTGCGCCTATAATAGACTCATTGTTAATTGTTCGCAATGATCTTTTCCGCCCCCTTCCGAATCGTCTCGCCTTTCGCGGTCTTCATACGCTCAAACCATAGTTTACCGCGGTTTCCGTTGTCTCCGTGGTTCTCATAATACTTCCGCCGCGCATACGGGGCCAAGTACTCTATTTCTGCACTGCCAATTACGGTTCCAAGCTGCGCGGACTTAATCATGTACCCGGTTCTTCGTGGCGTCATCGGGTCCATGTACCGCAGGCACTCAGAATCGACAAACTCCTGTGCCTTTGCAAATCCTTTTGATTTCTGCTGACCGAATCCCGGCGCCCATTCCAAGTGCGCGGTTACACTGCCGTTGCTGCTCTTCTTCTGATACAACTCTCCGCGTGGCGTGGATATCTGAAAAACCCTTTTCTGTGCCATTAAATACCACCCACTCTCCAGTGCTGCAAGCTGCCAAAACGATTATCAGACCATGATGTGATTTTAAACACCTGATACAGTTCCTTCTGCAAATCAGAAGGCTTTTCTATTTCCTTCGCTATGGCTCCACGCGCTATATAGTCATCGTTCTTTAAGGTCCATGTATTTTCCTTGCCTGTGTACTCTTCCGGCGCAACATAATGTGATCCGGAAAACTCCGCATCTACTGGTATCCTAACTTTAAAGGAATCCGCAGAAGCAAGGCCGCCGTCTGTTACGCTGACTTTATTATCAACATAGAACCACGCCTTTTTTATCACTGTCCTGCGCCATTCTTTCAACCGTGTATCAGGATTCAGGAAAGAGTTATAGACCGTAATATCCGCATTTGTGGTCATTGTGACACCTCACCTTTCGATTCAGCCAGCCAGTAGGCAGCAGATACATATACACAGCATCATAAGCCTTCCGTCTAACCGCTTCTTCCGCCGTCTGGCCGTCTGTCTGTTCCACTACATAAGACACAGAATAGCCGTCATTGTTCTCAGACCGAACAGGGCCAGCCTTTCCGTCCGCCTTTCTCTGCTCCTGCTCCTGTTCGGCCACATAATACACATCTGCCGCTGCACAGACCGCATCCTTTACCATGTCATTCGGTATGGAAAATATGTCACCATTCAAATGGGTAAGGTATCGGATGTACGCTTCTGCCTTGCGTTTAGCTGCCGGGAATGCTTCTTCCGGCATTTTTCCACCATACTCGGCCCGATAATATTCATAATCCACATACATCCTGAATCCCCCTATTCCATGGCGCCGCTTGCTTTCAGCCCATCAATGATTGACTTTATTGCAGATGCGCATGTTTCTGCTGTTGCTCCTGAAACGTTAAATGTCACAGCAGGTGCCTTCTTGACTCCACCGATAGCATCTGTTTTCGCCGCAGGCAACGTATATCCTTCCCCACTAGGCCAGTTATCCGCCAATTTCTGTACTAATTCAGCAATCTGCCCGTCAGTAGGGGCAGATGATTTCCCTGTAACCTTCTTATAGAGATTTTTTAATGCATCTGTAATCTGCATACACAATCCTCCTATGCGTTCTTCAGGATAGCAAACGGGCATCTCTTGTTTTTATCAGTCTGGACCGAGTTGATTGGGTTGGGAATTTCCCATCCCAGCCTCATGACCGCCCTAAGAGCCACCATGTCATTCTGCATCAGGTTATAAGCAATCGAGCCATCCGTGTTCTGTACAATACCCTCAGTAAACAGCTTAAAGGTAATATCCTGACGGATTGCATATACCATCTGATTGAAGTCTCCCGAGATCATCAACGCTTTGGACTTATCGAACGCTCCGTTGTTCGGGAAGTTCATCGGGCTGCCGTCCAGAGAATATGTAGTACCGCTCTGCATATCAGACTTAAAAATTGGATTTCCCGTCGAATCCCGCAAACCTCTCAGCTTCGCCCTCATGGAAATATCAGCCATATGGCCGCTTACAAAGTATCCGGAATCCTCTACCTTCGCAATTACGCCGTTCTCGGCCATAATCTTATCATACAGGGAATCACCTTCGGCAAGCGTTACAACTGCATTCGCTTTTGTTGCTGTAGCAACAAGGCCATCTCTCCAAGAGGTGGGCTTGTTAACATTGAAAAGGATTGCTTCGTCGATCAACTTACCGAACGCCTCAACAACTCTCGGTTTCACTTCTCCCCAAATGTCATAATCCGAATCATCAAGTACAGCTTCCGGAATCGGAACGATAACGGCGATTTCCTCTGCTGTAATGACCTTCTTATCCCACTGCTGTTTCGTGGTCTTTTTGGCTCCGGTATCACCGTCCACAAAATAGGCAATCGGGAGCATGTCAAGCACCGGCATTTTATAGGTTTTCGTTGACATGTTAGGGAGCTTACGGCCCCTTGAAAGTACCGTAGACTGAGTAACTACCCCCTGGATAATTTCTCTGGCTGGCTCTTCTGGAATTAGAGAATCTGCCCCACTTCTGTCAATAATCAATGCATCGTCTGCAAAAATCTGTAAATTGTACTTATGTCTCATATTTGACCTCCTTATCGTCTGGCCGCCATTCTTATGGCGTTATTAATATAGTCGTTCGTGTCCTCAGAAGCTCCGGCGCCGCCTGTATGTGTCGAGGTTGTCACCTTGTATGACGTCTGGCCTGCAAACTTCGGATTCTCCTTCAGGAATTCCGCCGCCGCCTTGTCAAAAGGAAGTTTATCCGTAACCTTCTGATTAACTTTAAATAGCACATAGTCGAGATCATCAGGTTTTACACCTTTGTCCCGCAGAAACCCGCTGTTTTTAAGCTGTTCGAGTTCCGTTTTATATTTATCCCGTTCGAGTTCGACCGCAGAAATGTTAGGCTTATTCTTTTCCTTATTCGTCTTGTAATCTTCCATGGCCCGCTTTACTTCGTCCTCGCTAAGTCCGTGCTGCTCAAAGTAAGATTTCAAGGCCGCCGCCTCTGCTCTCTGTGCTCGTGCCGCGGCAATAGCTTCTGCCTGCTCGAATGTGTAAGTTGCTGTACTACCGGCGTTCTGGCTGCCGTTACCATTTCCGGCTGTCGTGCTCGTTGTTGTGCTCGTTGCTGCACCGCCTTCGCCGCCGTCTGCGAAAAGCTGTAAATTAATTCTCTTTCTCATCCTAATACCTCCGTTTTAAGTACGTTAACTATTCCGATGCTTTTAAAGCCTTCACGTTTCGGGCATGATTTTTAAACGTATGTGATGCAACCATATTCCTGATTAATTAAGCATATCCCAAGAAACCAGGCGTCAATAATCGTCTTCCCCTTATCATTGATCCGCTGCCATCTGACGGATATGTTTCCTGTATCCATGACGGTTTTAAAATCTCCTTCAGCCAAAGCATTCAGGCTTTCGGCAAGCGTCAGGGTAAGCGCAGATACCGCAGCACATACCAGATCACGCCCAGGCGGCGCAAATCCGGCATGTCCTTTTACAGATATCTCATTCTCTCTTACCATTACCTGTATCATAATCCCCCTCCTTTCACTACGGCGCTACACGCCCTCTCATATCGTAGTAGATTCTCTCACGCTGCTCTACGAGTTCCATTTTCCTGCAAAATGCCTTGTACTCATCAAGCTGCGCCTGATACTTGCATCTCGCAAGCATAACCATGTCTTCATCTGCTCCGGCCTTCTGTAATAACCTTACCTTCTCACGCTGCGCTCTCATATTCGTTTCAAGGTATCGCTGGCGCTGTGTGGCCTCGTATTTTGTGTATTCCCGGCCTTTAAAACGCTTAGGCTTATCTTCCTTCGCATTCTGTTCGGAAAGCCACTTATCGCTGAATTGCCGCTCAGAAATACCAGGAATAAACGGATAATAGCTATGGTAGCAATTCGCGCCGTTAAGCCCGGTTACAGTTCCAAGGCCGCATACGGTCCGCAATTCTTCACGGCTCCAAACTTTGCCTTGCCACACTCTGTGTGTCGGTCTGGCTCCCTCGTGCCAGTCAATCTCGAAATAGTCTGTATGCAGCTTCTTGGCGTTCATTTCCGAAATCTTCCCGGTAAGCTGTGAAATCCCCGTCATAACTGCCCTTCTGGCAGCTACATCACAACGGCTTGTATATCCACTCGCATAATCGACGGTACGCAAGCCCGAATTCGTCATTTGTGTTACCACACGTCGGATCACGGTGTTATAATCGAATGCCCCGGAAGTGATCTCAACAATGGCATTATCAAGATACTCATTGTAATAGTCTGCCAGCGGCGAAAAAACCAGCCGGCCGCCGCCCATATCAACCTTAAACCCCAGGGATCGAGTGATATTATACAGTTCATCGTTGGATTGCTGAACAAGAGCGTTGGTAAGTTGCTGTAATTCCTGATTCGCTTCATAAGGGACAAAATTCTCATTCACCTGTTCATATAGCTGCTTCGCTCTCGTATAATATTTCTCGATCACTTCGTCGTACAGCTCGAACGTTTCCGGGAAGGAATCTCCTACTGCTTTTTTAATGATATCCTCGATATCCTTTGTACTGTTTCCCAGTATGTAGTATCTAAGGAGTTGATAATCGGCGGTTGACGTGATCGTTCCGGTCTTCTTAATCCGGCGTATCACATCTTCCATAATTCGAGTTTCGAGGTTCCGATACTTCTTCTCGATTCCCGTAGCCAGATAACTTTCATAGCTTTTGTTCATTACGGAATCACTCCCGTCTGTTCAGGGATTTTCTTCGCTGCCTGCTCCTCTGTTTCCCCGTACCACTTCGCCCGGTATTCTGCTAGGCTCATAACCCCCATAGCTACGTCCTGCCGGTCCTCTTTGCGCTCCGTCTGCTTATCCTCAATGATTGAATCATCAAAGTCGATTGTTATCTCTGTCTCTTCAGATAGGCCAGGGACTTTCGCCACAATCCCTAACCGTATGATAATTTTAATCAGCCTTTTGAGCACAGCATCAAGTACAATCTCGTGCTTCTGCAACGTCCGGTACATATCGGAATTTTCCGAGATCACTTCCGTGGCTGTTGTTACGCCTCCCTGCTCAAAACGGTAACGCTGTGTTCCGAACCCACATTTCATTGAAAGATAATTAAGATCATCATTAATAGCTTTGCTGTGCTGCTCTACCCTCAGCGTCATATCAATTTCTTTAATAGGCTCTTTCGAGTCCTTTAAATAATCATCTGGGAGGCGATAAAACACAGTATCACCAGTATCAAAAGTCGGATTTCCGTCTTTATCCTCCAGCATCTCAGGCGCCACAAATATTCTCTTCCGGCCAAGATCAAACTCGTTCGCGTACGAGTCATATTCCAGGTCTATCTTCCGGAATACATCAATGGAATTCGCCAAGAGTGACATACCCATCGGGTTATTATCGTCTTCCGCCGCATTGTTCACCAGATTCAGCCGGTCAATTACGTACTGTGGTTCTTTCGATCCGGTCTCTATCCTGTCAGCCAGCCCCTCAAACGGTGGTAATGCATTCCACTGTTCAGGCGTCAACTCCTTCCCGGCTCCGTTCGTGCATTCAACCACCACATTCTCGATGATATAGTTTCCTGCCGCTTCTCCGGCCTTCTCAGTTCTGTGAAACTGTATCTGTACGTACTTCTTTCGATTGTACGTGTGTGGGAATAAGAAAGCGCATTCCGTGATTTCACGGTTGTTCCATGACAGAGGGAAAATGTTGGGGGCCTCCAAATAGTTTATTCTTACTTCTCCTCCGTGCACATTCCCGGCCTCGTCAACGTCCATATTGTCGAGATACGGAATATAGGCCACTGTCCCGGTTGCCGCCTTGCGCTCCTGGTATTCATTTCCGATATTCCAGAAATCGTTTTTCTGCAATACTTCTTTGACGAATGTGTTCGTTGTCTCATCAGACAGCGTTACTTTCACCCGTTCATTAAGAAGCAGGTTAGCCATATCCTCGCATACCTTTTTCGGCATTCCGAGGCTGTGACGATGACATTTCGTCCATGTCCCCTGACCACCGTATATCCGGTAAACGTGGAACTTACGGACATTGCTCCGGTACCAACTATACCATTCCGATATTTTCGAGTAAAAGGAACTGTCTACTGTGTCAATTCCTTTCTTCTTGAAATAGCTAAATATATTCATCTTCCACCTCCTCATCCAGCGGATTCCGGTATTCCTTTTCGTATTCCTTCACCGGGAGCCAGTGTTTCATTTTTTTCCAGAACCCCATGACGAGATACCGGATAGCATCCATGCAGTGATCGTCCACCTTCACAGGTACTTCTTTTCCGCGCTCGATGGATTTCTTGTCATATTCATAAGTTCCGAATTCCTCCACTGCGTATTCCTGCAATGGTGAGATCGTCATAATCCCATATGTCAATAGCTTCTGTACTCTTGATATTCCGAGTTCTACCTCATTCTCGGCGCCTCGGATTAGAACAGTATAATCACAATCCCTCGTCGCTCTTTTGATCTCCTCCGCCAGCCCTCGCGCGGAAGGATCGATAAAAACATAAAAGTAACTGCACTCATACTTTTCATGCAACGCGTCTGTGAAAGAAATAAAGTCTTTCGCATAATCAGACGGGCTTTTCTGCTTTCCCGTTTCCCTGCCTGAGTAATAATACTCTGCAAGCCCGGTTAATCGTTTCTGGTATTCATCAAGGCCGGCCGCTTCATAAACGGTCGCGTTCTGCTGTCCGTAATCTACTCCAATACCAATAATCCGATACCGCCTATTTTCCGGCCTCTCCTTATGCTTGTCAGAAAACATGTAGTAGATTACCTCATCTACCCCTATGCTCTGCCCCAGCCATACCCACCTGTATTGTCGCTCATCTGCCGCCTTCATGATCTCCGCAGACTCTATCAGGTCTTTTCCAAGCCAGTCCTCCGGAACGTCTCTATAGTCCGTGTGAATATGGATACAGTCCGCCCGCTTCTCCATCTTCTTGCACCACTTGTTGATTGGTGCGTTCGGATTCTTTGGCGGGTTGTATAGATATATCATCTGGAATCCGCTGCTGTTGCCACGGATAAACGTAGCCTCGATATTCTGTAGTTCGTCTTCTCCCTCGCCATCATCAAAGAATTCGGTAAGTTCATCGAGGATAACCAGCTTAATAGGCTTGCTCTCATCAATGATACCTTTTGTATCGTCGATACCATCAGAACCGGCGAAATACATCGTAGTGCCATATTTACGGTACGTGATTTCCATGGGTGATTTCCCGATCCGGAACGCCCTCTTGTCGATTCCCAGCCGGTTGATACCTCTCAGCATCTCCTTGTACACCGTCTTCCGCAGCTTGTTATGATGCTTTCTGAGCACTACTACGGAACCGTTCGGGTCGTTGATTAACTGGAAAATACTCCGAACGCCCGCGTAACTTGATTTCGTACCGGCTCTTCCGGATGTTAAAATGATATGGCGGTGTGTCTTGTCGTTAAACAGCGGAAGATACTTCGGTATGATCGTCTCTGATATCCTGATCTGCTTGCGGTGCATCGTTTATCACCTCCACGCCGTCGCCGTTGTCTCCGCCTGCGCTCTCCCTAATGATCTTCCCGGTCTGTGCCTGTATATGGTCAATCCTTGCCCGCTGTTCTGGCGTCGCAAGGTCCATGTGGTCAGCAAGCCATTCCAGAGCCTTCATACGGTCCGCTAGCTTTATACTGGCTCCGTCCCGCCCCTGCTTAACCTCCGTTATGATCGTTCCGTCAACCACATCGGATTCACGGAAACGAACGCTGTTAACAGTTTTCATGAGCGGAACTTTTTTCCCGGTTGCCGGGTCCTCAACCTGTATGGGGCCGAACGCTCCCATGGCCTGTATTTCCTCTCTGCCAAACTCCACATAATCGGTAATGTCAGAAAATGCAATGTCCATGTACTTCTGGAAAATATCGTGTTCGTCAAGCATTTCCCGGTTTAGCCGGTCCTGCTTAAGCCGCGTGATTTCCGCCCTGACCTTTGGATTTCTTAGTAGTTTGCACCCTTCGACCATTGCCGTCTCGTAACTGCTGTTATACGCTTTCTGGTATGATCTCGTTGCGTTGAAGCATCTCACATACCGGATGCAAAAAAGTCGTTGCTTGTCGGTCAGGTTAGGATTTTCTATCACCTGTATAACTTCCTCTGCAACAACTTCCTCTTTCTTTTTCCGAACGTTCGCTTTCTTTTCTGAGCGTTCGCACTTATTTTCCGAACGCTCGCTTTTCTTTTCCGAACGTTCGCTTCCCCACTTATATGTTGATTTCCAACGCCTGACCGTTCCCTCTGGTAGATTTAGTTCGTTTGCTATCTCCACTAATTTCTTTCCAGCAAGAAACATTGCTTCTGCCTGCTGTACTCTCTGATCTGGCGCTCTTGCCATGGTACCACCTCTATTCGCATAAAATAAAGGCACCCGTTTGCCGCCGGATGCCTTTTACAAGGAGAAACAGATTATGAAGAATGAAGCGGATCACCCGGAATCGAACCGGGACACATTACCTTCCTATGGTCGGTGAATGTCCATCTGCTATTGATGGTATGCTCCACATATACCGGATCGTCTCCGGTATTGCCCTTATTGATTTTGTAAGGTCTATTAAGGGAGAACTTTTAGACCTTGTACGGCAGCATGGACGCAGCGCCCACATTATGGACACCTCTCCATTAAACCGCCGTTATGCAATCCATACGCGCCGTTGTACCGATTGTGTGAGGGTTTCCAGCCGCTATACCCTGCGGCCATTTTGTTAAGGCAGTAACATTAATACCCTGAAGTGGACTGCCAGTTCCCGGCTCTTTTGTGCACTTTCGTAAAAGCGTGTCAGGGTTGTGTTTTATTGATACACTTTTTTCATTTTAAATTCTATCACAGAAAAACCGTCGGAACCGTCGTTTTAAACTTTTTCTAAAAATCTATCATGTTTACATCTGCAACTATCCGCCGTATAACTCCCTTTTCTCTTTGGGTATAGATAATTCATTCGATGCGCCACCTGCACCCAATTCAGATCCTCCACATAATACAATGTCAATAGGTTTCTGATCTCAGCATCAGCAATCCCAGATATGTACTCCTCCACCTTTGTTGTGTCTTCTAAAAGTGCCTGTTCCTCTCGTGCCAAAATGAAATCCTGCTTTTTCAGTTCAGCCTTTACTTTACTGATTTCCGGGTAAGGAGTTCCGAATATTTTCACCGTCTGTAATGGCTTTCTCCCTTTTCTGCCGCAAGCTACCGAATCAGCTACGGTATACCCCTTCTCATTTAGCTTGTTCAGGCGCCTCTGTTTCTTTTCCCGGTGCTCCTGTATCAGTCTTACCCTTGCAAGTCTGTCTGAGTATTGTTCCAGTACCTCTTTGTCCAACGGCCTCACCCCTTTCCTACCCGCGGCTTGTACACGCGTTCCCCATCCAGGTACTCCTCTTCCTTCCTCTGCTGGCCCAGAAGCTGCCGCATCCGATTCAGCGTATCCCGGTTCTTCTGTTCCTCAAAGAACTTTACAATCCGCTCATTTCGCTTGACAATATCTTTATTCTGCCTGCGGTATTTCCGACTCTGCTGAAACTTCGTTGCTACTCGGTTCCGCTCAGACTTATCCACTGCAAATTCTATTGCATGAACCAGATCTTGCAGACGCCGGTCCTCTTCATTCACATTTTCATACGCTGCCTTGTATTCCTGGACACATTGGTCTATGAAATTCAAGAAATTCTCCAGTTCTTTAGCCGGACTGTTTTGCTCCACCGGCCTCGCCTCCCTGCCTATATCTTTTTCGTTTCCGCATCTGCAATACTAAATCTGGCCATAGCGCGCTATCCAGTACACCACTCGGCAGCCTCACCAGCGCAAAATGCTTATAATGCTCCACAATCTTTCCGCGGTGCGCCTCGCCAGTATGCCCCATGGAATCGATCCCCTGGGCTTTGTAAGTATGTACGATTACGTTGCGGCCGATCCGGTAATACCGCTGTGCGGCCTGTATCTCCTTCTGGGTTATGTACCCTTTCGGGATTTCTTGACATTTCAATCTATGTACCTCCTGACCTCTTCTACTGCGTCATGCCAGCCTCGTGTATACAGTATATGATATTCGTGAGGCAGCTCCATGCCATTTATGCGCTCACGTATCTCTGCCAGGCGCATTCGCAACGCCTCATTCTCCTGCATTAGATCATCACAGTGCTTTTTATATTCGTCGCATTTGTTACATCCTCTTATTTTACAGCTTGTGTTGTCTATCACGTTTCAAACCTCCTTCATATTACGATTTTACTCGCAAAACTCATGGATCGCCCAAAAGGGAAAAGTAACAATCCATAATATAATCATCACGATTCTTAATAAAAATCCGATTGCCACCTGAAGTATACATTTTAGCAAATCACTTACCTTCAACATCCTTCTGTGGTGTACTCTCCATAAATGAATTTCATGTTTTAATGCGTGTAACGGGTGTATAAATATCTGGTTCAAATCATTCCCTTTTATCGATATTTCCTTTCCGCAAACAGAACAATATGAACTCACCTTATTTGTTTTGAACACTGATTTTCCCCTTCTTTCTCGATTTAGTCATCTCTCAAACGAGCCGGTAAAACAATTTTTAAATTCTCCCGCTCTCCCTTTCTTCCCGTTCTGATAATCACTGGGGATACAGAGTCGTATATATCTATCTTCGCCATTTTTTTATCAGAATCGTAGGTGCTAATGGAATCCAGTGCGTCTTTTAAGTACTTTGCGTTAATCCCTATCGTAATCATTTTCTCTTTTTCTTGATATTCCTTCAGTATCTTGTCAACAGGATAGTACTGGCCTTCCGGCTGCACATATCCCATGATTGACTCTCCCACCTGCACATACAGCCGGCTATTACTCACTTCCAATTCCGCATAGTTATCGCGTTTTGTGATCTTCGGAATTGTTGGCCTTATGTAACAGGTAAATGATTCGTCAGCTTCTACCAGCTCCGCATATTCAATCGAGATTCTGTGGCCCTCTAACGCTGTGGCCCGGATTACTTTTTCTTTCGCGTCGATTTCTAAGTATGTCCACCGCATTAACTCCGAGAGCGTTCCGTCACCCACAAATCGCTTTGTATTATCAATAATTCGTTTAAATTCTCCAGCGCATATTTTTGCCTTCAATTTCTTTCCTCCTCTACATGATCTAATCAATTATGTCTCGTGGGTCTAATTCTTTTTCGTATTTCATTCCACAAATCGGGCATTTTGAAAGTAGGATGGGAACTTCCCTTTCTCTCTTCTTCCCCGGCTCTCTGGCAGTGAAAGATATATATACTCTCCCTGACAAAATTTCAACGGGTGGCTGTACATGTTCATATCCCTTTTCTTCCAGCCTTTTTTTCATGTCATATATGCAATTACACATTCCGTTCCTCCTCTAAATGATCGTTTTACGAATTAACCTTACGGTAATACTTCCGGAAAGTCTGTTATACTCATCTGCCCCTGTGCCTCCCATGTGGTCCATGGTATCCCTACATAATCCAACACTTCAGCCATACCCAAACCGCCCTTACATACTGGTTTCATGCAGAAATCATATTGATGCGGGTAAGAGGTTGCCATACGTTGGAATCTGTTAGGCTCTGGCTCCAGGTGTGCACCGAATGCGCAAAACATGCAGCCGGTCCGCTGCTCTCCAGTGAGGTAATACTCGCCGCATGGAGTCTGTTTGATATCGCCGTACACAGAACAAATTTCAAGATCGTTTTCCACAACGTACCGTAGCACATCCTGTTTTGTCCAGAATCCCATAGGCTGGCTCTTGATTGTCTTGCCATCGTAGACGTTGCAGCCGGTATGTGCATATTGATGCGCCCTTTTAAAGCCTTCGTCCTGGGTGATCCCAATGTATGGATAACGTCCAGTTTCCCTTACAAACTTATCAAATGGCTTCTTTTTCATCATTTCACAACACTTGTCCGTGGTCTCAAACGGTGCATTAATCAGAAATTGCCACTTGTCCGCCAACTTTCCAAAACTTCCTCTTTCATCTCCATTCAAGAGATAATTTCTGTGCCTGTCCGACAAATTACCATGTCGTAGCTTATACACCTTTCTGGCTGTTTCCTTGCTTATGAGCGGATATCCATATGTAGTAATAACCTTTCGGAATGTGATCCGCTTACCGTCTTTATCGACCGGATAAATTTCCCGAAATTCCCCACTGGCCTGCCGCGCAAACTTTACAATTTCAGGGAATTCTAATCCTGTGTTGGAAAATACCGCCGGCACATCGTTTCCGACGGTCTCCCGAATCAGATGTAACAGGACCCGGCTATCCAGTCCTCCAGAATAACTCAGGTATACCATTCCTCCCCAGTTATCATACCATTCACGGATTCGTGTTTTGGTAAGCTGAAGCTTTATTTCCCATGGTAGGTATTTCCTCTGGCCGAACTGCCAGTCATTAAGTTTTAAATCGTCCTCTTTAATAAACATTTTCTGCGAAAGGAACCCGGCGCGCCTGTTTTCCGGAAAGGTTCCGGCTCCTTTCTCTTAATCAGTTTTTAGTGTATAAGTTTTTTCCGGTCGGGACCTCTGCGGATCAAAGTATATTTCATCAACAAGCCCGCGCTGCCGCTTTCCGTCATAATACACTAACCTACGGCGTCCACTATCCCCCTCTACAATCTTTTCTACCTGAACAACTTTGTACCAATTGTGACTTTCTGTGCTCATATCCATCACAATCAATTTTCCCACCATATCCGTAATCTCGTTGAATGTTAATTCTCTTCCAAGGCAACATTCCTCGATCCAGTCCCCCGGCTGGAATTCCTTTGCCATGAAATCAAACAGGCTTATTTGTCCTTCCATATTTCCCACCCCCTTGTCCCTTCATACGGAAAATATCAGTTTATTTGATAAAGACCAGCCATCTTGTTTTTCCTCTCTGGTCTCCCAGTAATGGTTTTTTATCAAAAACTCTCAATACTTCAGATAATTTTATTTGATCCTCATTCCATTTAAAAATCAATAGCCCATCAGGCTCCATTACTCTCATGCACTCGCTAAATCCCTGCTTCAAATACTCCGGCCAGTCAGCCGGTAGGATTCCGTATTTATTGGCCAACCAGCTCCCCGTCCCCGCATGAATCAAATGTGGCGGGTCAAATACAACAACTTTGAAACTGTTATCAGGATATGGCATATCCCGGAAGTCCATCTTTACATCAGGTTTAATCAGCAGAGTACGTCCGTCACACAAGGTTGTTTCTAACTCTCTGTTGTCAGCATAGATTACCTCTGGATTCTGCCTGTCAAAATAAAACATCCGGCTACCACAACAAGCATCTAATACTCTTTCTATTTCAATCACTCCTTTACAAAATATTAATACTACCGATTATCGTTTTTCTGTTGAAAATAAGACGCAATCAGACACTTCTTTTTCTCCTGTTACCATTTCTCTGATATACTGGTGAGGCACATCACAGTTTACAGCGTTCATAAGCAATTCAGTTTTGGCACCTGCGCTTAACATTTCACAGAGTTGGCTCAACTTTATTTCCGTTCGATCCTCTTTCTCAAACACATCAATTAATCCCATGATTTTTTTCCTTTCTTCCGGCAGTCCCGGAATATTAATCTAACTTATCTTGTCGTCACCTTCCGAATCCAGCCACATTTCTTGCACAAATACGTCGTTACTGTCTTGTCTGGATACTCATTTTGTTTTACTATTTCAAAATCATGTATACAAAGACAATGTCGAATCCAATTAAACATGTATCACTTTCCTCCACTCCTCCGGAATTTTCAATCATGATTCCCCAAAATCAGGCAATTTCAAGCAATCACACATCTCTATAGTAACATCAGTTTTAAAAAATTCTTTTGAAATAACATAACTCTGAATTTCGTAAATCGTTCCCATAAAAAAGACCTTGTCTTTAAAATCCAGAGGAATCACCCCATATTTTTTTAGAATCCTATGTGCCAGTTTTAATAATAATTTCCGCAATCTCATCATCCTTTCCGGGTATCTTGAAAATACTAATTTACAATCGTTCCAGCATTTTGCTGAATTCTTTTGATGGCTTCTTTACCTGCCCCCACGCCAGCTCTGCGCCACAGTATGGACAGCATTTATATTCTTTAGCCACACCCATTCCACAGGTGCAATTATATTCTGGTTCTGGCGCTTCCGTCCCCTGTACGAAATAAGCTACAATTTCTGGCACAACTATCTTAATCAATCTCATCCTTCTCACTGCATCACCTCAATCTTAATTCTGTGCCTGAATCCAATCCCTGTACCGTTCTGCATCGTGGATAATCGCGTTGAGCACAGGGGTAATCTCTTTCAAAATGTCGGTGTCTTTCTCACGGTACATTTTTAACCTCAGCTCGCAAAGCTGTTCTAATCCTGTCTCGATATCTCTCTCATAATCCAGTTCATCATCGTACAATTGCGCATAATCTTTCATTCTGCACCTCCTAAACGTCAATTATCTATTGATAAACCACAAATTCCGAATCTTCTTGCACTTCTTGCAGTAAAACTCATGAACACTCAAAGCAATGCGAAATCTGGTTCCGTGAAACAATACAATTCTTTCTGCCATACAAATAGATTCCGGGTAATGCATTTTTAGACACTTACTTTTCCGCATTCTGCATCCCCTTCCCATGTGATCTTTACTCCCGGCACCGCAATACACCTCGGCTGCCCCGGCACCATTTTAATGATCCCCGCGTCTGCCATCTGCTTGAGATGCAATTGTACACTGCTCGTGCTCTCCAGCCCTACGCCTTCCCCGATTTCACGTACAGAGGGAGGCCAGCCGTGGGATATGGTGTACTGTACAATGTAATCCCTGATCTGCTCATGACGCTCTTTCATGGTCTGTCGCCTCCTAAAATCTGTATTCATAGAAATCTGCATCTTCCACGTACCAGTCCTCTCCTGTACGGTAAATCCTCACCCTGTCAAGCTGCTCGTCAGTCAAATCTTTCCACCCTGGCACATTTCTCAACATGTTTCGTACATAACCACGCCGTAGTTCAATCTCATCAGCAGTCATGGACTTTCCCATGTGTTGGTCTTCTCCCACACGATACCTTGCCAGCTTTCTTGCCGCTTCTTCATTCATTTCTGGTCCTCCATCATCGGAAGGGCTGCTTCAGGCTGTATTCCTGCCTGCTCGATTTTTAAATGTTCTGGCATTTTGTGAAACTCGACAGCTCGTCGCTGCTCTGCTTCATAGGCTCCACGGAACTGTGCTTTCAGTGTGTTCACCTGATCATAAGGTGATTGGCATATGTTCTGCCAGCCGGTACGCTCTACAGCCCTACGTACTGGACCGCTGAGGCTTTTCAGTGCCTCCGCCTCCCTCATATATCCGTAGCGCCTTACAGCCATGTTGACCTCGCCCCACGCTTCGTCAGCATCGGGGATACGCGTTTCCATCAAATCTGCCGCATACAGTCTTAAGTCTGATATTGCAGGTGGAAATTTGTTAGACAGTGCGTATTTCTTGAGAGCCATTATAGCAACCTGAAAAGGAATATCTCCCAGTAGTTCATACCACCAGTCCATCTGATCTCCCGTTGCCAGCAGGTTGTCTTTTGGATATGCTGTTTTTATCCGATCTGCAAATACGGCAAATTCCTTTGTGTTCATTCCTCTCCTCCTCTTGACATCGCCCAGTTATACATCATTTCCCGGCTCTCGTTTTGCTTGTCCTGCTGTTTCCCTACAGGGCTGTATGATGGCTCTGGCCTGTTACTGTAATTGCCGTCAAGCACCTTAGCCATATTACCGTCACTGATAAGCCAGTCAAATGTCGCTGACCAGTTTTTATTATTTTTGCCTTTTAAAAATTCACTCTGCTCTGCAAGTTCAAAGAGTTTACGAAAATCATCTGCCGTATAGCCGCTGTTAAGCCTTGCCCCAATTGCCCGACGCCGTTTGTCTGACAGCTTTGTCACATGGGGGTATGATTTGCAAAGCGAATTATACAGAGTAATTATCTCTTGATAATTACGATTATCTTTTTTCTTTCCTTCTTTCTCTTCTTCAAGTTCTTCCCTTTTTTCTTTCTTTCCTTCTTCTATTGTTGTTAATAGACTGTTAATAGAGTGTGCCTTGTCTGTGCATTGACTGGTATCAGACTGTTGATTGACTGTGGTTTGACTGTTAATATCCTGATACAGGCTGTAGTTATTTACCGTAAATACGCTGTATTTGGACTGTGTTTTGACTGTGATTTCTCCTGTTGACGTCAAATGTTTTAAAGCAGTCCGTAACTCATTAATTGTAAGGTCGCATTCCTCGCAAAGACGCGGATAAGAAGAAATAAAAGAACCACGCGGAACCGTTGTACCTTCAAACCTTCCCTCTTTCCAGTTTGCTTTCAGTAACATGTGAAGGAATAGAACCTTTGTATTGATATTCCGATACCACTCCCATTCGAGAATGTTCCGGCTTATTTTTATGTAGTTTCCATCTCCTCCCAAAATATCACTCCCGTTCTTCAATCAGTACTTCGATGCGAGGTTCATTTCGATCACAGAAAAATTGGTCCGTAAACCCTATGACGTAGTCCCACCCATCATCTTTCAGCACACCGCATTTCACAAGTGCGTCCTGGATCACCTTCCTGCCAAAGCTTGACACATTGTCATGGTCCCTCCGCTTATTTGGCTCATACCATGAGAATTTAAGGAACACGGGCTTTTCTATATGTAACCGCCGTAACTGCTGTCTGATCGCCCATATGACGGTTTCCTCGTTGTCTTTCTTCATCTTCCCACCCTTATGCGGGTTTGTCCGGTTTGCTGCTGTATAGTCATTCAGGCCATCGAGGCGGCCAAATATCACCAACTTATATTCCATAGGCTCCTTTCCCCGGTACCGCCCCTGAAATAGGCAGTACCGGTAATACCAATGGCATGTCGTGACACATGCTTGTATGTAATTCCCTTTCGGGATCACAAGGCTATAAATAGCTTTTTCCATACCTTGCACGGAATAGTTCTCTTCCCATCGGAACCATTTTCAATGCCAATTCTTTTTCATATGCCATCTGACCAAGCATCTTTGAAAGCTTTTCAGCCATCGGGTTATCATGGATTCTGCTGTTAACTTTTCCTGCGGTATGGCAGTTGTTGCAAATAGGAACCTTAAGACAGTCTTCATCCGCCAGTTCTCGATTTGCCGATCCGAAAATAAGGTGATGTTCACAATCGGCAGGGCGGCCGCAGAAGAAGCAGTGATCCATATCATCGGTTAATAATGATATCATTGCTTACACCTCCCCTAAAAGTTCTGTAAAGTGTATTGGTCTCATCAATACCTTTGTGTGTTTACAGTAATCACAGAGACCGCATCTGATCGGCT